GGGAATTCTCCATCGAGAGGACAGGGGCAGCGAATCAATGACCTGCCAAGTCGGAAAATTCCGTAACGGTCGAATCGCAGCGTGCGATTTGAAAATGTTGCGGGGTAAGGTTGTTGGGATGGAAGAACGTAACGGTAACTTTAACGATTTCTAGAAAGGCTCAAAATGAACAAGCAGCAAATGGAAGACAGGGAGCAATTCAGGCGGTACGCAGAGGCGGCGTTAAGCGCGATGAACCCAAGGGACTTTAGCGGCTACGATCGTATGGCGGCTGGAGCGTTTCAAATGGCGATCAATATGATGCTAAGCGAAGGCCAGCATTGGGAGCGGTATCAACTCCAGGCCCTCGGGGCTATCGTCGACGATGAGCGAATTAAGCATGAAGGAAAGTAAACCAACACTACGAGCAACAGTCCGAACGCTTCAACGTGAAGCTGGGAAACTTAAAAGGCAAGTTGAGGAACTACAGGCAAGGAACAAGGAGTTATTGAAATGCGTGAGACAACTGACAAACAAGAACCATCCAGCAAGGAGGGCGGGCAAGTGAAAGTCGGCGATACCGTTTGGGTTAAAGCCAAGGTGGCCGAAGTCGACAATGTTAGCGCGAGGCTGACAACGGAAGTTTACGGCCAAAGTTTTTGGGCGGCGAACAAAGAGTTTTCAAAAACAGGAATCGAGGTGCAAGGTGAGTGAGCAACTGAAAGTGGGCGATAAGGCTTGGGTCAAGGTTATCGTAGAGGGGTTCGTAATAGGAGGGGTTCGAGTTCAAGGCTTGTGTGGAGGTGGCTTTTGGACAGTAGTAAGCGACCTGCGACCCGAATCGGAAATGCTCGACGCGAAGGAATTGACATCGAAACACAATAAAGGAATCGAGGTGCAAGGTGAGTAGCTACAAAGCAGGCGATAAGGTTTGGGTATTGTGCAAGGTAATCGACACAGGCAACGACTCAGTAAGGGTTAAGGGGGGCATGGGGACTACTTGGTGGACATATGCAGAACATTGCCGACCCGTCGAGCCGGAAGCCAAAGAGCCGACCCCAGCGCAGAAGCTGGCCGAGCGAACCATGAAGGCGATTTGGGCGGCGAATCATGCGGTGAACGAACCGCCAGTTAAAGAACCGGATGCGAAAAAGTATCGAGAGCCGACGCTAGTTGATTTAAAGAATGGTCCGATTGATTGCGAAGTGCGGGACTATCATGACGAGCCATGGAAATCAGGGGTTTTGGTTTGTGTTCACAATTCAAGAGCTTGGCGCTTTCAGGCCCAGCCTCAGACCAGGAGCTACGTATATGCACCGCATTGGAACCAATGCCGGATCGCGGTGCCTGTAGAGCCGATACCAGAGCCAGTTATCAAGGAATCCTTAACAACTGAATCCAGCCCTTCGGAAATCCCGGATAGTTCGAGCGAGGCTTGGGCGCCGAAGGTAGGCGAAAGGGTTCGCTTGATTGAAACAGGCGACATCTACGAAATTGAATCGTACAGCGAAACTTACGCGCAGTACTCGATGCGGGGATGGCCGGGATCTTGCGTAAACTTAGAAAACATCGAGCCAGTCAACTCTCCAAAAATCCAGGATAGTTCGAGCGAGCCTTTGGCTTCTAGCCCCTGCATGGATGGCGTAGATGCCGATCAGTTCATCGAGAGCATTATGGAGGCAAGGGGGCGAACTAGCGACCCCATCAACCCTTCGCACTACAAGCAAGGCGGCATCGAATGTATCGAGGCGATGAAAGTGGCTTTAGGCGGCGGCTTTCTTGGCTACCTTCGCGGCAACGCGATAAAGTACCTTTGGCGGTACAAGGAAAAAGGCGGCGTTGATGACTTGCGTAAGTCGGCGTGGTATTTGGATCGATTGTTCAAGGAGGTGGGCGAAGCGAGTGGGGCGAATGATAAGCCGGTGGCAGTCAAGCGATACCGAACGCCGACGCTAGCCGACTTAGCTAACGGGCCGATTGCGTGCGAGTTTCGAGACTCAGACGAAGAGCATTGGCGAAGCGGTTTTTTGGTTCACATCCTTAATGGGGCTATTCCGTTTCTTTGCGTCAATGAACACCAAGAGTTAAGCGGTCAGTGGGACCAATGCCGAATCGAGGTGGGCGAATGAGCGACAAGGCAACACCAAGATCTGTGTCTATTACGTTCGAGCCTCAAGACGTGATGAAGCTTGAGCCACTAGGCCAAGACACGATCAAGCTTACTTCCCCGAGGATTAACTTCGGTGAGCCTCAAGAAATCAAAGTCACCTACGAGTGGCAACCTAACCCGATTTTCTACGTCGGGCGCAAGGTGCGAATCGAGGGCGTTTTGTGCGAGGTTTGCTCGGTCGAAAAAGATGGGTCGATTACAATTCAAAGAATTGAGGAGGTGGGCGAATGACACGCAAAGAATTTATCGAGTACCTTGAGGGTCTTCGCCTTGAAGCAATAAGCCGAATGAATAAGATAATACCAACTGGTGACGCAGATTCAGCTAACTACCAGCTGGGTAAATCCGTTGCCTATCGTACCGCGATTGAAAAACTTAAAGAAAAAAAGGAAAGCGAAGCGGGCGAATGAAACTCAGGCAAGCTAAAAAAATCGGTAGGCGTGCTATGTGGGGCCGGAAAGCGGACGATTATCGCAACCGCATTAAACAAACGACCTACGCCAAGGCCCTTGACTGCGGCTATCAAATTGTTCGCAGGGCGATTAGAGCCAACCGCAAGCGACGAAAGGAGACTGGCGAATGATCTACCTAGGCATTGACCCTGGGCCGGTCGAAAGTGCGTTTGTTTGGTGGGATGCTGTAGCCGAAAAGGTTATCAGGCTTGAATCGATTCCGGTGTTCAAGCTTGGCTCGTTTGAAATCGGGCCGTTGCTCAAGGGTGTCGACCACGTTTCGATTGAATGGATTGAGTGTTTCGGAATGGCGGTAGGCCAAGAGACATTTCGCACAGTGGCGGGCATTGGCTGGTTTGCGTCGCTCTTGTACGATCGCAGTTGGCACTTGCGCCTTGTCCCGCGTCGAGCGGTCAAACTACACCTGTGCAACTCGATGAAAGCCAAGGATGCCAACGTCCGGCAGGCCCTTATCGATCGCTTCGGGCCAGTAGGGACCAAGAAGCAACCCGGCAAGCTCTACGGCGTGGCGACCCACTATTGGGCGGCTCTTGGCGTGGCGGTGTACTCGGCGGATGTTTTTGACCCCGGGCAGTTTTGGATCGAGGATCTACGGAACCCAGGAGGCAAATAATGGAACGCAAGAACATTTCCCAGCCCGAGGAGGCTTGGGCGGCATGGAACAGGCAAGCGGCGGCGATGGACATGACGCTGAGCGGGCTGATTTTTGAGGCTATGAACGAGCATCTTGGGCTATTCCTGCCTCGCAAAACCAAAAGGCGGCCAAAGTCCAAGCCGGTGGCTAGGAAGCGGCAAAAGCGAAATTCGGGCCCCCGGTGATTGTCAAGCCCCTTGACGGTGGATAAGATGTTGGAAAGGAGAAAATTATGAACTTAGGCGAACTTGTCAAAAGCAAGCGATTTTGGGCGGCAGCGGCTACGATTGCCGTTGTCGTTTTGAAGGATCGCGTACCGCTCAGCGAAGATCAGATCCAGCAACTCGTTTGGGTTATCGGGGCTTGGATCGTAGGCGATTCGGTCCGACCCCTGCCAAAACCCGATGAGGTGGCAAAGTGAGTTTCTTAGAGCGACTGCAAACAGCGGCCAAAGCTCACGAAGCGACTTTTGCCGAGTGTTACGCTGAGGCCGATGGCAACGAGCGAAAGGCCAAGCGATCGCTTAGGCGAAAGCTTTTTGCTGAGCATCGCAAGGGCAAGCCGGCTTACAAATTCATTGATCCGGCCACATTAGCCTTGATTTTCGCCCTGATGCAATTGGCGTTCAAAGCCTGGAAATGGGCCAAAGACAACGGCTATTTGACGGCGTACGAATACAAGGCGGTGCCGTTGCAAACGATGCTTTTGGTGGCGTACAACGCAGGCGAATTCAAGGAAACTGTCGAGGTTCCTTTGCTGGTTGAGATGTTCGACGACGACGACGACGAATAACCCCTAGCCAACCCGAACTTTACCAAGCGAATAGGGGCTCGGTGAGTTGGCAGGGGTCCTAATTGGAGTGACGATGGCGAAGCAAAAAGACAACTGGATTCCTTGGGTAATCATTGGGGGCTTGGTCCTCTACGTGATGAACCAACAGCCAAAGGAGGGAGGTGATCCATCTAGGCCTGTCGGGGTAACTGCCGTCGTCCGGTCGACGATTCCATCAATTCGAGCGGCGTACAAACAGGCTTTTCTCGATGCGGCAGCGAAGATCGAGAGCGGAGAAATATCCAACCAAGAGCAATGGACCAAGTTTATTGCCGACAATGCAGGCGGCAAAAATCGCGAGGCTCTCGACCGGGTTTACTCGGCGATCGATGAGCTAAAATTGCCGGTGACGTTTGCGGGCAAGGAATCCGAGATAGCAAAAATCAATCGAGAAATCGCGGGGGCGTGGTAAATGAGCGACGTAAAAGCCCCAAATACAAAACCAGCACAGGCCGAGGATATTTACGCCAGGGGTCTGGACTACCAACACTACCGCGAAGACTTCCAGTTCCTTTTTGGGCTTGGCTTTTTCGGGATTTTTGCGGCTTTGGGTGTTTTAATTGCTCTTGCTTGCGTGCGAAGCGACCAGATCCGGCGGCTAGAGCGACTTGAAAAACTTAACGGCATCGAACAAACTCAAGAGCCTTGCGGATGCTGTCCGCTAGGCGATTTGGCAACAAAAGGAAATCGGTAATGACTGAAATCGGACTAATCACTTGGTACATCGTTCAGCTCGTCCTTTGGGCAGGGCCTTTCGGCGTGGGGGCGTTCCTGGCGGGATGTTTCTTCGCAGGCTATTTCTTAGGCCTCAAGGTGTCGCGGCTCAAGCGATCCAATCCGATGGGGGCCCAAAAGCTCGACCACATCAAATACGATATCCTTCCCGATGGCACCTTGGGTCCGGGCGACAATCGAGGGCTGGAGGATGGCGAATGAAACGGGTAAGACGGTACGCGGCTAGGGTAATTTTGTTTGTGTTGCTTTTTGCAGCGTTTCCGTTTGCGATAATCAAGATCCTCTCAGATGCGTTGTTTGATTTTGTCGTTAATCCAATGCTCGACGGCTTGGAGGTAATCGCAGACGATGAGTGATTTTTTCACAGGCTACAATCCAACAATCGAGAACCGCGACGAGATCCGAGCAACCTCGACCGAGCTTGGGTTTCGCGTCGGCGATTACGAGGCACCCGAAGAAATCGACCCTCGGCCAATGATGAGGCATGACAAGCAAGGCAATATGGGCTCTTGCCAGGGTTTTTCGCTTGCCAATTCCTGCGAGTACGTTTGGGCTCTTGCCCAAGGCGGCTTTTCTGCCGAGCGTCAATTGTCGTCGCTCTACGCTTACCTCGAGTCTCAGCGGCTCGACGGCGGCAGGCTATTTGGGGTTGATAAGGGCTCGACGATCAACAGCGGCTTGAAGGTCGCAACCACGATCGGGATGCTGCCCGAAGCAGATTTGCCATACAGGACACCATACCCAAACAACGCTCGAACGATCGTAACCGATGCGATGCGGGCCAAAGCGGGCCAGTTCAAAATCAGGTCGCATACTTGGTTAGAATCCTATGATGCGATTTTTCAGTACCTAGCCTCTGGAGTTGGCGCGGTTCATACCGGGACTCTTTGGAATGATTCGTTCTATGCTCGCGATGGCGTACTCAGATCAATCAGCCTTCGCGGTGGCGGTGGACATGCTACGGCGTGGCTCGGCTACTCGAAACGCAAAGACACTATGGGCCGAAACTACATTTGGCGAATTAACAGCCACAACGACTCATGGACCGAAGTTTCCCCCGAGGTTATTGAGGCTCTTTGTCGACACGAATACATCATT